CAGGTATCAAATGATACCCAAGGTACGCGCTATTAAAGTTGTGACTCCTTAAAACCCAGGCCGCGCCTAGGAAAATTCCAGAGAATGAACTCTATTCGGCGCGACCTGACACTATCTAAGATAGCCCCAATACGGTCACAGTATTGTAGCATTTTATATCTGCTAGATAGCTAATTTTGTTAAAGCAGGAAGCATCTGCTTTAATTTAAGTTGACCCCTTAAACCTAGAATTCTAGTACCATTTGGGTTTCGAGAGCGAATCATCGATTTGGCTGTATAATGGTATAACCTGAATACTCCATCTAAGCAGGTGGAGTTGTCCCAGTGTAGAAAATCGGCGGCATTCCTACCCAAAAATAAGATTGAAAATCTTCTCCACCAGCTACATAAAAATGTAAAGTGGAAGATTGAGTAGTTGCTGCTCGCACCCCATACTGCGGTTCATATGCGGGTGTCAGAGATTCTGTCTGGGTTGGGGATCTGCCTGGTATAAATCTACGACTTGAATAAAAAGGAACTTCAAATTCAAGAGCCGGGTTAATTGATCCCAAGGCCAACCCCACACCTAACGCTCCATGAGCAGGGCGTACGGTGGTTGTTGCGGAGGGTTGATCCTCCAAGATTATATCTAAACCTGCTTCCTTAGCGGTAGTAGGTTGTGTTCGTCCAGAAGAAACTTGATCATCGTGTGGTGCACGATTATCTTCAAGTTGACCTCTTTCAACTGTGATATAATCACTTCTAGTATTTCTTTCATACGGTACAACTTTATACCGTACAGAACCTCTCCATCCTATAAAAGGCATCGATATCCAATGCAACATTGTCATGTTACAATAATTATATCTGTCTCCTGCAGCAGTCTGCGTATAAGCAGCTGATGCTGTTGTGGGAATATAACCTTTATGAAAAGGATAAGAAGTCCTAAAGAAAGTGTTCACTTCGGGAAGCGGAGTTGTCACTACGGAAGAGTGAAGATTATATCTTTTCAACAAAGTGCGAAAAGATTGAACTCGCTCGCCAAAGAATACTTCGAACTGGTTGGCTTTGTCGATCAGTTTTGGTCCTAATCGATACATCTGTGGCTGTTCCGGTCGATTCATTGAAGCAGAGCCCAATGAATCAGGAACATGAACACCACCCGATTGTGGTTCAAAGCCTGATTGCGGTGTAAACCGCCGGAATTCGTATTTAGCGAATTCCTCTGAAGGAGAAGCTAGTTCAAAATCATCACCAACTGAAATATAAACATTCACCTGTACGTCATTATTAATAACGTAATTTGGTGCTGTCAATTCAGTTAAAACCTGCAAAGCAATGACACCATTTGAATTAAATCCAGATGGAGTCAAAAATGACGATGTATTTATCTGATTAGACAAAGCATCGCTATGCGGTTTTAATGATGCGACCCAGTTTCTCTGTTGCGCCATTCCAACTTCAATGACAAAATCCTGCTCATCAGCAATATCAACTACACGTAGATGATTTTGATTATAAGCATTAGGATTGTCAAAGAAATTTGGATCGTATGCAACCTTCATTCTCCCTTTATGATAAGCCGATGCAACTACTTGGAATCTGAAACGTATTGTTCCAGTCCAATAAGAAAACGGCAAAGCAGCATAAGCACATGCTGGTAAATGAATTGCAGTTCCACCCAAAAGGGTGGACTCGCCCCATAAACCAGGTGCTACAACTGAATTATACAAAAGGGTTCCTGGTGTATCAGAAAGAGCCCACGTAAACGTGGTCAAATAAGATTCCTTTTGCGCTATGCGCAAAATATTATAAGGATCCTCACCTCCTATACCAGCTATTCTCGGGTCAATTGATAACTCTTGTTTATCATCAACCGTCAATTTATAGGCTGTATCTGGCACATTGGTTAATGCCAAAGAGCTAACAACATGAGCTCTATAGGGTTCAGGATTCTTAGTAACTGGTGGTCGTGAATAACCAAACATTTTTGCCATACTAGCAACAGCTCCTGCAGCTATTGACGTAGCACTGGCAAATCTGCCTATCATGGGTATAGAACCCATCATACCAGCTATAGTACTTATTTTTGTGGCTGGTCCTGACACAACTCCACACTCATTGGCTTCATCTATTTCTTCTCCGGACTGAGGAGAAATAGCATTCGCATCAAGAGACGTTGGTACAAACATATCAAAGTCTTCTGCCCATGCAAATACAGTAACCGTAAGAGGTGCTGGAGATTCGTCATTTGCGTGTTTAAGTGGATTAAGAACTTGTAAGAAAATTCTTCCGGCTTGGTTAACATCACCACTAGCAATATCAAAATAATTTTCATGCCAAAAGAAAGGCAAAGTCATTTCACCACCTAAAGATAGTGTTGGATCTATATAAATTGCTGGACATTGTGAATTTTGAATGAAATCCTGTGGGATTGCATTACGGGTTTGTGAAAACCCATCAAATCCATGCAACGGTCGATAGAACATTGCTAATCGACCATAGAAAAAGCCATTTCCATTGATGACAACCTTGATTTTTAATCGAGATTTCAACAATTTGAAATTGCTAATACGGTTAGTAATAGTTGGATGAGTATAAATCAACTCCCAAGGATTAAATGAATAATCAACTAATGTACTACCGCTCCAATCAGTTTGGAAAATAAGCTGTGGTCGAGTCATAAACTCAGCCAAAGGCATATTATCCTCATCTGCTATCTTACGCGTGTTATCCTGATCATGATCAATATCCACATGAAACTGTGGTATTTGATCTTGAAATATAACATTTTGGTGTGTGGTTTGTTGCGGTTGTGAAGAAATGTTCATTTCAGGTACTCCAGATTGAGGTTCAAATTCTAAAAGAACTTGTTCCTCTTCCGAAGTTGAATCACTGCTTATATAAAAACTATCTTCATCAGGGAGAGCAATGTCTCCATCTGAAGGTCGTCTTCTCAAGCAACATTCTAAACCACATTGCATATCAAAATTGCAATCGCAATAATCTTCTTGCAATCCACACATTGTACAATGATCTCCCATTCCATATGAGAGATCCTGCTGACCACATACTTTATTATACAAACATCGAGATGCTGCATAAATAATTGTCCAAGCTTGCTTGTTACGCGAAGCTGGATCGTCCGGTATGATATCGAACGTTGGAAGGTATTGACCGTTCTCTTTGAGGACCTTCCTTGCTTTCCTCAAATCTTTATGTGAAAATTTAATGTAAGTAAGTGATTCACACACTCCAATGGCTCACTCAAACCATTGGTGAGAGACTGTTTGTTGGCTGACAAAACCTGGATAAATATCCCTTAATCATATGTGATAAAGCCTTTAGGAAACGTGGCTCGTGCTCTTCCACGTTGATTTCCATATGGTATCCAAAACCACACACACATTTTGCTTTTCTCCGAAGGCAGATGCATAACTGCCCCAATACTTTTCACTTAATGTGGGGTATATTGTGGCCCCATTACATCGAGATCCTCATGAAGGAATTGGTATGTAAGATAACTCTTGTCATATTTCTTCCGCCATAATTCAACTCGATGCTCAAAATTAACGTTCAATTCATTAGTTAAGTGATAAACACCACTAATCTTTGCTACGTTAATCAACTCCGCGCGTCTTTTCTCATACACTTCTTCACCATGGTTAAACCATTCACGTAAAGCTGTGTCGATATTTTCAGCGCTCGCCATTTCCGGAGACAATGGACTCCCTTTCTGTCGCACATACATGTGCAACATCTTGAAAATAGACTTTTCAACTAAAGCACCGACATGTTGTCCTCTTTTCTTGCAATAAATAGACTTTCGTTTCAGAAATTCAAATTCTGATGAAGGCAAGAAATCCAAGAGTTCACTTTCTTTGTCGGGCATTGTATAAACTTGTCCATATTTTCCAAGAAACTCAGATATTCCTTTGATAGTAAAATTGTTTATTTTTGGACTGACAGATCCGATATTATCGTCACCATAAGTAACCAAATTAACAACACTCCTAAAAGGAATACGAGTATCAAGAGAATCACAAACATTTTGAGAGTAAAAATAAGCACGCAAATTTAAACTCCCGCAAATACCATTCAAAACAACCGTCAATGAATTACCAGATATATGTGAACCTTCTGTAAGTCCAATAAGATCACCATTAAAAGCGATAAGTGAATAAACTAAATCACCACTCATAGCTTCCATAATTTTCAAATCTTCCTCAGAATAATCACATTCTCTAGCAAAATCAATCATGATTCGAATAGCTGCAATAAGAAGCTGCGAAGGCAACTTCTGATCATATTTCCCATAATCACCACCAATCAAACGATCAGATCCGTAATGATATATATGATTATGCAACTCTTCCCATTCGGGACCATGACTATTGACACCAACTGCACATTCAGATAATTTTGGATTCATTTGCATAACACGTACAATAGGCAAGAAGTATTTCCGTACTAACCAAGTCAACGATACTGGATTTCCGTAGAATATCCTGCATTTTGGCTTGGAAAGAACTTCATCTTTCTTACAAGCTTTTGCAATTGTGTATGCTCGTTGTCCGTCGCGATAACAATTCTCGCAACGTTCAATCTCATCCATAATTTCCTTTGAGAATATACGATTGTTAGGTCGTTCAATTGTTGGCTGCAATTCAGTTACATACGGTCTCTTTTTACCCCGCAAAGGGTAACCGATACTCGTATCCAACTTCAAAGCATCCATGAATTTTCTTCCAGGGATTCCACAAAGATTCTCATGGTCATCCAACGGTTTTGCATTATTCCAAAGGTCACTCCGAAACAATTTAAGCATATCCGATTTATAATCATGAACACAAATTGTCAACAAATCATGAGGATAAGGCAAAGCAGGTACAGCCATATTAGCTAAACATGTTTGCCATCCATACCACTCAGGTTGCATAACAGGACCACAGTAAATATTAGGAGAATTCATAACTTCCATCACAGTATCACTTATTACAGTGACTTTTGTACATGATTTGGAAGAAGAATTTCCCCTACATTGACCGTAGTAAGTAATTTGAGATTCTTTGGGCATATAATTTAAAGGACTTTTCTTATGAATTGTTCCACTTAACATGAAATCAACTCCAAGAATTTGTTTTTCAAATTTTTCAGAAGTACCAGTCAGAAGAACACCTTCCTTTTGTTTTAACAATAGATAAGCATCTTCTAATTGTGTTTGGTAAACGCTACCGTAACAACCTTTCGGTTTTCCGGTGACTCCACCTAAATGGATACCAATAATTGTACTTCCAGTTCCACGTGATAACAAAACACCACCACACATGCCTTTGAATGTGTTAACATTCAAAGATCTGTATGTACCTCCATCAAAATCACAAACACCATTAGTTGTTACACAAGGATTGGTAACACCAGCAAAAGTACTGATTTCACCTTCCTTGGAACGCCATAGCATTCTAAATTCTGATTGAGGTAAATTCCCAAAAGGGAAAAATGATGTAATATCCTTAAATGAACCTCCAGTTGATGAATAACAAACACACAAGTCTGTTTTGGGAATACGAATTGCGGCACTTTTACATAACCGCGTAGCGAATTTCCCTCCACAAGCTTCTGGGTTTACTTTACGAAAAGTAACTTCCAATGTTTCAACTTCAAAATAATGATATGGTAACAAAACAACATTTGATTTAAGAAATAGGCCATTAGCCATCAATCTACGATCACCTGCCATAACAGTTCCATATACAAGATTCTTCTGAATTACATTATCAAGTTTGTCAACATCTGAACAGAAAGATTCGTGTGAAATAGGAAGTTCTCTCTTAACGACCGAAGTCCAGGGAGAATCTTCCGCATCACGCAAATCAATTTCCTGTTGTGTAGTAGGTTCCAATGATCCCTGAGGAGCAAGACTTTTCCACTTTCTATACATTGAAGCCATTGCATAGAGTGAACCAACAATTCCACAAGCTTTACAAAGTGTAGTAACATGTGAATCACGCCAAACACGAAAAGTATTTGAAACCGAATTCCGATCTCTCAACTGTCGCATCCAATGATGTTCCACAAGTTTATACATGTTTTTCTGCACTACTAAACCTCCTATTGCATAAAGACCAACAACAGGATTTAAACTTTCACTCTTTTTGCAAGTCCAAAGACTCACTAAAGAAATGGAAATCCAATTAAGTGCAGTATAACGTAAATACTTTGATTTCAATTTGTGATAATCAGCAGCCATCATAAATTTCTTAAACCAAGGGTGTGTAAAATAAGGGGTTGGAACAAAAGTTAACCAATCCCAATGTCTACAAAACACCTTAGCAGCTGTTAATGATGCCATGCAAGCAAATCCTTCAATAGATCTGCCAGCACCATCAACGTCGCCAAGAACTTTTCTTTTAACCATATCAAAAGATTTGGTCAAAGTGGGCACTAATTCGTCACCAAATTGTCTATCATTTACATCGATGACATTTTCACAACCATCAACTTCCTTAACAAAAGAAGTGACGACTGATTCATCATCCTCAAAATCGCTTTCATAATCCATATCTGAATCATACGGATACATGTGATCATGTGCATCACAAAATCCATGCATCTGTTTACAATTTGAATGAGGACAAATTTTAATATCGCGAATTCTCGCCTTAGCACGTTTTATAATGCGTTTTTGACGAGAACAATGTTCCTGATAGGTTTCAATAGTATACTGTAAAACTTCACGAAAACTTACTTTTTCAAGTTTCTTTCCTCGGTACTTAATGACTTCATATTCTGCAATATGAGTCAAATCACCAGGTTGTTTCGCTTTTTCAACAGTTAATAACCACAAATCATCAAACAAAGGAACTTTCCCTGTCTTACGATAATGATCATCAACCTTCTTTGAATCTAAACCCTGTGGTTGTCCATCTTCGTCTTTCAATTGAAATTCATCTTTTGCGACGACAGTAATCACAACGTGCATACGTCGTTGAATACTATAAGGACAATTCGAATAAACCCAAGCATCAAGGTTTTTAACATTAGTGCTCACGTTCATTATATTGGGTTCAACAAAAACTTTACCTTTTTGTGACAAATCTGCCATATTGGCGTAAAATGGTTCGTTGTTACAAACATCAACAATGAAACGAGTAGGAGGAACAGTCACGAACTTCGCTTTCTCGTTTGCCATATCATTAACATTCATTACAATTTTATCAGTTTTCCAATTTGACATGTATTTATCAGCAGGATTGTAAGTCGCACGGTATCGTTTATCAAGTGGCAGATCTGCACTCTTAAGAAGTGCATCTGTAATTTGATCAGCAATAGTAGTCTTTCCTTGACTACTTGGTCCAAAATATTCAATACAAAATGGTGCCTTGCGAACACCACTAGCAATCTTTAAAGTAACGTAGTCATTTTTGATAGTTATCAACTTGTGATACTTATCAGTAAACAAACGTTTCTCAAATCCAGATTTCAATTGAACAATATTCTTGAACTTTGATGATAAAATTTCAAGTCTGCGGTCAAATTCATTTTCAGTAATCTTAGCAACTACTTCGAGGTTTCCATTTTTGACGAGTTCCCACCATAAAATAATGTTGGAAAATTCGTCATCCATTTCAACAGCCTCTTTATCACCAAACAAAAGTGGTTTAAGAGATCTTGTCTGAAAACAAAAGTACATATTTTCGACAAAATGAGTAACTGTGCCAAGAGCTGCATCAACAAAATCATATGCATTAGCATGAACTTTCGAAATATCAGGTTCAAAAAGAACCATATTGTGAATGGAAAATGTTACATCAGAAGCCTTACAAAGGCCTAATGTTACAAGTAATCCTAACAATTTCGAAAAATGTCCAAACATAGCATTAGATTTACACATGGACCAATTGTTGCGTGCACAACGCATCAAATCAATCCATTCAGGGGTTACCGGAGTGTTTTCACACCCCGATTGCGGAGATACTCCAAACATCTCACGGATGTATTGGAGTACTTGACTCGAAACAGATGTCGAAAAATATTTTCGGACGTAAAGAAATATAGCTGCAACAACAGATACATAATCTTGACATCCTTGAATAGTAAGGAGCAAAGCTCCTAATCCTTCAACTTCTGAAATGAGGGCGTCTTCAATATTAACATTTGTGAACTTACTAAGGTTTTTCAAATAGTCAACGACAATAGACATAGAGTCCAAGTCATATCCTGTTTGACAAACCATTCCTCCTTCAAGTTCAAGTTTATACTGATGAACGATGGGATTCACTTCTTTAAAAAGATAATAAAATCCATCTTCCTGGGTATTATGCCCCCTAAGGCACCGGTAATTAAAACCGGAATACAACATAACTCGTTGTGGAGTGAATTCATTTTTAGCCAGTGACAAGGCTGATCTTACGATAGGGATTGAGCAAAACATAGTTTGACAGGCCACAATTTACAAGCTTCAACGGGGAGGCACCCGTATTTATCATGCAGGTCGGAGGACACCCGTTAATTATAATCCTCAGGAGCTTAAAAGCTCCAAATAAAGATAACACATAAATTGTGTTATTAACGTGGTTGTTAATTACAACCATAGATCTATCTTTCATAAAAGATTGACTAGACTAAGCTAGATGATCAAACGATCAATCAGTATACAAAATCACCACTGGTATTGTGGTGGACATACTAGAATAACAGGTTCTAGAATACACATATTTTTATTTTGTTTTTATAATTTATTTATTGTTTATTTTGTTTTTTATATTTTATATTAACATGTAAAGGTGTGTTATTTGAGCCGATTCACGGCACCCATAACTGGGCGAATAATAAGGTTAGAAAGTATGTAAATGTACTAAAGGGCTGGTTTCAAAGATAGCAGGCATACGGAATGCCATACTACTTTGCTAACAGACCTATAGGGCATACGGAATGCCAACTACCATAATTAATGTCCCACAGCGCAATAATGCGC